TATTATGTTACCAGAAACATTAGAAGAGAGTCTAAACGCTCTGGAATACTACAAGGCGTTACTAAGTACTAGTACAAATGAAAAGATGAAACTAGTATATATGCGACGTATTGATAATTTAGAAGCACATATTCGTGTTTTAAGATTAAAAAGAAAACTTTAATCTACTTTATTATAATTAGTATCTAATACTTTTATCTTAAAGTACAAAATTTTTATTATGTTTAATAACGCTATACCTAATATAGTAGTGTTTTTGTGTTTAATTGCTTTAAGTATGCTATTAATTAACATTGAAGTATTATCTTTAATAAGCTTGATCTTAGCTATTTTGTTAGGTAGTCTAACTATTTATAGAATGGCAACGAGTAAAATCATTACTTTTTAAATATGAAAAAGGATAAAGTTCAAGAACTTGATCATGGACTGTACACAATTTATTGGAAACAATCCGTTGGAGGAGGCAAGTCACTCGCTGCTGTTGGTTCTTTAGCTAATGGCGACATGTGGTATGCCTGTACGAATTTTATTAGTCCTAAAAAAAGTATTGATTGGAAGTTTGTAAAGAAAGTAAAATTGATTAGAAGTTAATACCTTATAAATAAGATACCCATGAAATACACACTATTACTACTCCTTTGGTTTACTACCTTAGGAGTAAGACACCCTAACATTATGTATGCTGGATCTTCTTCCTGCATAGAAGTAGTTGATATAAAGCCTAGTACTCATACAGTATTAGTAGAACTTACCAAATTGATCAATAGTGAATGTTGGTCTGAAGGCTTTCTAGGTAAAAGAGAAGTACTAGGAGTAATTATGTCCCGAGTCCTACATAAGAAATTTCCTAATTCTATATTAGGCGTTATTTATGATAAAGGGCAGTTTGATGGAGTAGGTACAAAGTATTTCATCTATACTGAGGAGACATATAAACTAGTGAAGCAATGGTACTTGGAGAAATATGTATCCAAGTATTTATTCTTTTATAACCCTTGTTCATCTACTGATACAAGATTTATAAGATGGGTCTATAAGAAATATCCTAATACTTTTTTTATAGACAACCATTTATTTCACGGAGAGTAAGTAGAAGAAGTTAGATAAAGACTTTCATTTAGAGGGCTTTCTGATGTATTTCAGGAGCCCTTTTTTATTCTTAAATTGAAAAATATGGACAAGATAAAAAATTGGGAAGAATATAGACCTAGAGCATTTGAGTACAAAGGCCAATGGATTTATAATTGGTTTTCAAATATGATTCCTTTTACTACCCCTATTATTGTTCAGAATATAGCTTACTACAGTGTTGAGAACTATTATCAGGCTATGAAATTTAAAGACGCAAGAAAACGTTTGTACATAGCTAGATTAGAGCCTCATAGAGCTAAAAGAGAGGCTAGAAAACTTGTACTAAGAGAAGATTGGGATGACACTATGGCTATTAAGGTAATGAAAAAAGCCTTACTTCATAAGTGGAGTCAAGGACCTTTTAGGACACAATTGTTAAAGGCTAAACTTCCAATTATAGAATGGAACAATTGGAATGATAAAAAATGGGGAGTAAGTGTGAAAGACAATGAAGGACAAAAACCTTCTAGGAAACTTATTAACAGATATAAAAAATAATCTAAAATCATGACAAAAAAAGAAATAGAAAGCTTATCAGTAGGAACTCGTTTAACTATTTTAGAAAGGCCTCTTTCTTATAATGTTGAATCAGGTAGCCATGGTTTAGATTCAGTAGATTATCCATATAATCTTAAGATAACAAAGTTAAAATTAACAGGACCTTATCCTAGTTTTACTTGTGAAAAGGGTTATGGATGGAGTCTTCATGAAAAGAATTTAGACTTTTATACTTTTTCTTTTAGCGTAGGTAACTGGATTACCATTACTAAAGGAAGTAACTGGTCAAAAGCAATGGACAAATTTATAGGAAGAACTGTCCAGATAACTAAGGTAGATCCCTTGTTTGATTGTATTACTTTTGATGGGTTTGAAGGATGGTCATGGTGTTATGTAGATAATCATTTTAGACCTGCTACAAAAGATGAAATTAACGCTAAAAAGTGGGATATGAGTATGTCTTTCGGGGATCTTGAAGATTTACCTGAAGGTGTAGTTGAAAAGTTACCTGAAGAATCCCCTGAAAAGCCATCTGAAAAAGAAGTGCAAAAAATAATTTTTAAATCTAATAGATATACTCCTGTTATTCATCTTAACAGAGCATATCAAACTATAAAACTATAGTCATGCCAAAGAAAATATCATTTTTAAATCGTGTTAAAACGGAGTTAAACAAAACTGATGCCGATTTACAATTAGAACAAGTGCAGGATTTCCAAGAAGATACTCTTCTATTATTAGAAGGAGAAATCATGAGCAGAAAAACTATTACTATTCCTCAATTAAAGTTAGAGTTAGATAGGGCTCTTAGAGCTTTAGATAAAGCTAAACTTAGATACGAAAAGACAGCTACTGCTGTATTTAAACCCGGGAGTACAGACCCATATACACCTCTGGGTTATATATCTAATCGTAAAGATGCATTAGATGTAATTACTGATGCATTAAGTCTTGTAACCTCTCTTGAAAGAAAGATTGATGAAATTGAAGGAGAGATAATTACATTAGAGACTTTCAAAGAAGACTTAATATGAATACCTTTCAGATATCTTTTGTTGACGCAGTAACAGAGCGTCAGGTAGAAATATCAGTAAAGCATACTGAAACAGAAGAAGAAATGAACAAAAGATTTACAGCTTGGTATTTCTCATTAAGAAGGTTACCAGAGGATCCCTCGAAAGCCTTCAAAGAATTTCTAAATCTAAACTATTAGATATGGATATTAATGATATCTATAAAGTTAGTCCTGGGGATGTAATGATACTACATAATTTAGATAAGTGTAGAATCGGAGGAAGTTGTGTAACTTACCCTTACAAAGTACAGATAAAATCTTTCAGTGTAGATGAAAGCAAAATTGTTCTAGAAGGTAATGATAGAGTATGGGAGATAAACTTAGGTTTAATATCTAAATTACAATATATACCTCTTCGTAGTGATATTTGTACCCATCGAGTTATAGGTAGAATAAAGAGATCAAAATACAACTGGGCTAAGAAAATGGATAAAATGATAGGTACTTTCCACTCTTTTAGATTGGATGCTGCCAATTATTTAAATGAGTATGAGTATGTATATAGTGATGGCCATTTTGATATAATAGAGGTACCTAAAGCAATATCTATTAGGATGGATGATAAACTAATCTATTCTTCTTTTAGACAGTTTTATAATGTTTTAGGAGGAAGTACATTTAAATATAACTTTCCCTTTTATAACATTAATAATAAAGGTAGAGCAACGGGAGGTTCATTTGATACTGTATATAAGAGTACGCCTGAGTCTTTCTTTTTTGCCAAATACTTAGCGCCTTCTAATAATGAACAACTACAGGAAAGAGAAGAATTGACGATAGATAGAGAATATTATAAAGAACCTTTAATATCCTTCAATAAGAGTCCTAGAGTAGTAGCATCTAAATGTGTTACTAAATGGGATCATATGTTAAAAATTAAATTCAAATGAACTTTAAAGACAAAGTACTAGCGAACAAGAATAAAAGTGAACGTGCTATTTTGGAAGATCAAGTATCTGATTTTCAGGAGGATACACGTATTTTTCTTGAATCGGAAATTGCCATTAGGCAGACATCTGTAATACCTCAACTGAAATTAGAGGTGACAAAAGTAAAAAGAAAAGAGAGTAAAGCTGCAAAATGTCTTGTAAGTAGTAAAGTAAACATTTTTGGCAGTAAAACTATCAAAACTCCGAAACAGTGGATTGATGATATATTAGAGGAAAAAAATAAAATAAATGATGCTAAAGAGGAACAATTGAACCTCGAAGCTCAAATAAAAGGAGTAGAAAAAGAGATACTGAGTTTGCAAGAAATGTTAGCTTTATTAGCTTAATTTATAGGGAGGAAGATATAGATGCTTCCTCCCTTATTTAACTAGAGACAATGAAAAAAAATGAAAAAAATAACAATTCTAAAAAAGGAATTAAGAAATACGAATACAAGTATCGAGGCTTTAACCTATGAGTTAAATCAGCTTAAAACTAAGTTAAATAGACTTAGAACAAGGCAGTTGACATTACAGACCAGGATAAACAAAGGACAGAATAAAGATATTCATATTACTGATCATGCTATTGTACAATATTTAGTACGATATAAAAATTTTAGTAAAAAAGAGATTGAAGATTTTTTAATTACTAGAACTTTTTTGGATATTTACGAAGTACTACCTAATGATGGAGAATTCCCCAATGGAAATGGCCAGACATTGGTTATTAAAAATGGTAAAATAGTTACAGTTATATGATTTACTTTATAGGTAACACTCTCATAGATTATGAAGAGGAAGAAATCAAATCTTCTAGTGTAGATGACTGTCTTGAATATTTGAGAGGGCATCAGGTAATAGGACTAGATATAGAAACAAGTAGGAAATTTGATAGACATAAATATGTATCTAAGGTGTATAAACCTGGCTTAGATCCTTATCTAAGTAGAATATGTATGGTACAATTTTCAGCAGGTAATAGAGATTATGTCATAGATGCAAGAGTAATAAATCTAGAACCTTTTAGAGAGATTTTAGAGAGTCAGAATTATCTAAAAGTAATACATAATGCACAGTTTGAAGGATTACACTTTCTCCATTATGGTATGAGAATTGTAAACATTTGGGATACCATGCTGGCTGAAAAGGTATTATATAATGGATTATTTATAAAATATTCCTTAGCAGCTTTAGCTAATAGATACCTAAATATAAAGGACATTTCTGACAATAGTTTATTTGATAATACTATTAGTGCTGAATTTACAAGACTTATTAGATTCCATTCAGATGAAGAGGCTATGCAACTAATAGAATCTTCGTATTTAGATAAATCAACTCGTATGCAGTTTGTAAATTGGGGTGATAAACCTTTTACAATTAAACAAATTAAATATGGAGTTGAAGATAGTAGAATGGTATTGGATATTTATGGGATACAACGAAGAGGACGACTTACTACTACAGGGTTATATAAACCTAATTTTGACATTAGATTTGAATCTAATTTTACACAAGTATTAGCAAACATTACTTACCATGGCTTTAATATAGATGTAGAGAGATGGTTAGAGACATATGAAAAGAATAAGAAAAGAGCAGAAAGACGTTTAGAAATACTTAATACTTATGTAGAAGAAAATCACCCTGAATTTACAGGAACTATAGATTTATTTAATTACAAAGCTCACTGTTTAATTCAGTGGAGTTCTTCTAAACAGGTGCTTCCTCTATTTAAGAAATACGATCTGGCATTACGAGTTAAGTCTAAGAGTACAAATAGACTCGAATGGACAGTGGGAGCTACTCATTTACTAGATGAATTACCTGCTAAATTAAAAGGTGCATATTTTAAGCAAAAAGATGTACCTATAACAGATGCTGATACTTTATGTTTAGCCTATTTACTATATAAACGTAGTGAACAATTAGTAACTACTTTTGGTAAAGATTGGCTAAAATATATACATCCCATAACCAAAAAAGTACATAGTCGATTTAATCAGTATATGATTACTAATCGACTTAGTTCCACATCCCCAAATATTCAGCAAATCCCTGCTACTAAAGACTTTAGAGATTGTTTTATAGCACCTAAAGGTAAGAAGTGGTTATCGTGTGATTATGCACAACAAGAAATTAGAGTTGCAGCAGAAGTTCATAATAATCAAAAGATGAAAGATTTCTTTTTGGTACCTAATGCTTTTGATTCAGACTATCATTCATTCGCTGCTACTAATATTCAACGAATTATGAGGGAAGACCCTCATTACATGGTACCTCCTAAGTCTTCTCCAGATTTTACTAATGAACATTCTAAAGAACGAGGTCATAGTAAAACTATTTCCTTTCTCTTACAATTCGGAGGATCCCCTTTTACGTTAGCTAAACGATTAGGGATTACTGAAGAAGAGGCTGAAGAATTATATAATGCATATTTTGGAGGCTTTGAAGGATTGGACAGATCTTTCCATAAGCGTAAAAAGTTTATTCTTGAGAAAGGATATTCAGTTATATCCTCGTCACCCAAAAAACCTATAGATAAACGATATTTCTTTCCTTATTTTGAAAGAATGAAGGAATTAAAAAAACAAGCATATAGGCTTACCTCTTATCATGAGGGGCAAAGAATTCCACCAGAAGAAAAATTAAGACTTAGAACAGAAACTGAGTGGAGTAAAATATGGAAAGAATATATGTCTTATAAAGGAAAAGCGGAAAGGCGTGGTCTTAATACCCCTGTACAAGGATTAAGTAGTACTATGACAAAGATAGCAATGACTATTCTTTATAATAGAATATTAGAAGAGGATTTAGACTTACAGATGGTCATTCCTGTACATGACGAACTAAACTGTATTGGTTTAGAAGAACATGCTCCTATAATTGAAGAGGCTATGAAGAGAGCTGGTACTTATTTATGTAGCGATGTTCCTATGGATGCAGACTGTGAAGTAGCATCTTGTTGGGTACATTAAATTAAAACTATACAGTATGTTTCAATTTGGAAATTTTGGATATGAAGTTGGTTCTCCAGAAGAGCAAGTTATGTTAGAGTTATACGCCTTTTATACACAGAATGTTAAAGGTAAACGTATATCTAAGTCTATGTTTGGAATAGCTTTCTTTAGATGGTTGAGACATATTAATTATCCATTTGAAAAAATTGTAGATACTATTTATGAGCCAGTTACAATAGACATTGAGTATACATTAGTATAAAATTAAGAATCCGTATTTAGTTTCGAGGGAGAGTGGGTAGTAAGTACCCCTCTCCTTCTTTCTAATCACAAATGAAGAAAAATGACATTATTAAATCACATTGGAGTCTTTATTCTAATAAGTCTAATATTAAGTTTAATATGGGGTTTTGAGGTATTTAAAAGTAATGAAGTACCTACTTTTCTAGAAATACAATTAGGTAGTGTAACTATATTTCTTATATTAGAAGTATTTTATTGGACTATTCAAATCTTTTTCTTAAACTACTTTAATATATAACAATAACTCTATGGTGTTAGAAAATATAATAATCATTTATGCTATAGTATATTTCTGGTGGATTCTTTATGATTCCACTAGGAATGTTTTCAAACTATTTTTAAATAGTAACCATTACTTCCCGGGAGATGTATTAGATGTACTAGAAAATGTTGATACACTACAACTTAAAGTACATTGGAAACATGGTAAAAGTGGAGGGGGCTATTTATATGAAGTTTACCTATTATGAAAAAGTTTTTAATTTTTGTAGCAGGAGACAAGAATAACAATAAATATTATAATATGATTCAGAATGGATCTGAATTTATTGTTAAATATGGGCGAGTAGGAGGACATGAAACTACAAAGACATATCCCATGTCTAGATGGGGTCGGACTATCTCTAGTAAATTAAGAAAAGGGTATAAGGATATTAGTGATTTGAAAGCTGTAAAGACTGTTGTACAGTCTAAATCAGGTAATACAGACTTTGATAACTTTTATCAAGTCTTTTCTAAATACACTAAAGGATCAGTATCCTCTTCTTATTTAGTAGATACTACTACACCGCAACAAATACAAGAAGCACAAAAACTTCTTGATGAAATTACTGCCCTTAAAAAGGTAAAAAAGATAAACAGTAGATTAGAAGAATTATACAAAGTAATTCCTAGAAGAATGGGTAAAGTATCTGACTATCTCATTAGTGATGTAGCTCAAAAAAATACTTTGTTAGCTAGGGAGCAAAATGCATTAGATGGTATGGATTCAGCTAATGTCATTAATACAGTTAATCCATATGAAGATTTGAACATTGAGTTTAAAGAGTTAGATCAACCGCCTACGTGGTTACGTGATAAAATAGAAGCAACCAATACGGGTTATAGGCGTAGAGACATTTATAAATGCTTTAAACTAGCTACGCCACGTTTAGAACGATTTGAAAATTGGATTAAAGATCAAAAAAATCCTGTTACAGAACATTTATTTCATGGCACTCGTTGTCCTAATATTTTCTCTATTCTTAAATCTGGGCTTATGATTCGTCCAACTAATGCTGCGTATATTTCAGGTGCAGCATATGGTGATGGTATTTATATGAGCAAGGATACAGGGAAATCATTAGGATATGTAGGTAATGACCCTGATGCTTTATTTCTCATATCTAATTGTCATATAGGCAAACAATATGAGTATAAAGGATGGTATAGAGACGGAAAAGACATTTCTAGAAGTGAAATGTCTTATCAAGGGATGAAGAAACGTAATTGTGATTCTTTGTATGTACATTCTGGTGATGGTTTACTGTCCTCTGAATTAATTTTCTACAAAGAAGATCAAGTAGTTATTGATTATATTATTTGGTTTAAATAAATTTAATTATGAATGTAACTAAGATCATTAGAAAAGTGGTAAAAGAATTAATCTCTTTAAGAGGAGAAATTACCACATTGGAAGTCAAGAATCGACTTATCAGTATTTATGATACTGTCAAGTGGAACCAATCACTTGTATCTGGTACTATGGATCTTCTCTGTAGTAATGGACTTATCAAGAATTTACAATTTAGGGATAATGGTAAGTATCGTACTTATACAATTCCTAAACAGAAAAAAGAAGTAATATCTGTTAATAAAACTAAATTACAACAGATATTCATGGATCCAAGCGGAAAATTCCAAACAGTAACATGGAAAGCAGCGAGTGGAGAAAGAACTTACTCATTGAAAGCAAGTCGAAACAAGAATAACAATGGGTATATTGAAGTATATACTTCTAAAGGAGAGTTTAAATTAGTAGACCCAAGAACCATTTTGAAAATTAAAGCAAATGGAAGTATCTACAAAAAGAAATAAGATTCAAGAGGAAGGGCTTGAATCTTGGATTGAGAGAGGGGGCAACTCCTCTCTCATCATCTCTCAAGGGGTTGGTAAGAGTTTCATAATGTATAAAGCCTTTTACAGAGCTTTAACATTAGGATGGATTACTAATACTGATCCTATTTTTATCTTTTCCTTTACTAAAGACCAAGGCTCTAATTTAAAAAAAGAAGCTAGTGTCTTTGAATCTGTGTATGGAAAAAATCCTTTAAAAGATTTTAACCTTGAGTTCTGGTGCTATCAAAGTATTCCTAGGCACCCAAGAACGTTTGATGTTTATGATGAGCTTGATGCTACCCTCACCCCTGAATACATGAGAAATCTTACTCAATCTCCAGCACGTTACAAACTAGGTCTTACAGGAACAGAATCAGCAGGAGAATATGTATTCAAAGATATAGCAGAGCAAACTGGATTAGTTCAATCAGATGCTTCTACAAGAATGGGTAAAGTAACTCATTTAATTACTAAAGGACAATTGATTGAGATTTATTTACCTGTATCTTATAGGTATACCCGAGAACAAGCAGTTCTAGATGGTATTATTGCAGATATGCAAACAATCATCATAAACCATACTCTTGATGATACTCATAAAAGAATTTGGTACAGATCCCGAAAAAAAACCAAAAAAGAAATTGTTCCTAAATATACTGAAAAGGAATGGTATGCAAAAAAGAAAGGAGCTATACAATACCAATATACTCCTACTAGAGCTAAACAAGTAATAGGACAACAGATGAGTAGATTTTTATATAATTTACCATCTAAAGCAGTAGCAGCTAAGAAATTACTTAAGTTACTGCCCGGAAAGACTATTATTTTTTCTGAACGATTAGCTTTATTAAACTTAATTACTCCTAATGTAGTTACTAGTAAGGCGTCATCATCCTTTGTAGTAGACAATATCTTTTATAATAAAAAGAAAGTAAAAAAGGATGGACAAGATGTGTTTAGGTATCTAAAACGTCATTTACTAGAGCTTAAAGAAAAATTCATTACTCAAACAGAGTATGAGACTGCAAAAAGTATTTGGCTTACTACAAGAGTAGAGTCTAAGGTACTCTTTGAAAAGTTTAATAGAGGTGAAATAACCGAAATAGCATCGTCTAAGGCTATAGGAAGAGGTATGACACTAGATAATGTAGATAATGGTATATTACTATCATATGGATCTAAACATACCCCTATGAGTCAGAAAGTAGCTCGAACATGGCGGACAGATGGTAAATTAAAAAAGACTGCCAATTTATATGTATTTAGAACTATAAATACGTATGAAGAAGCATGGTTTGAATCTATGCAATATATTTATGGCACAGATAAAAAATTAATAGGAAAAATGGACTTGAATATAGTTAGAGAAATACCATCCTTAGCTTTAAGTCTCCCTAATTTTAAATTATGAATGAAGAATTATTAGAGTGTATATCGCCTGAAAGACGGTGGTTAGCTAAATTTGTAATTTTAGCAAGTACAGAAGGAGGAAATCTATATGATTTTATAACAGAACCTAAACATGGATTTCAATTTAAGAAACAACTTCATGATGTTATTAATGAAATTGTCTTGAAATTTTATAACGAAGGACATATAGATTTATATTCTGGAGAACATACCAGAATAAACTTTATAAAACCTATTTATGCTACATTTATATCTAACTTAGGCAATGTAGTAGAGAAAGCTCGTGGGTATTTTAAGAAACAATACAGTGGATATTCCCATTACCATGGTGATCCTCAAAGTATTAGTGAATTAATTGGGAAATGGAGAATCAAATATCCTCATTTAGATGTAGAGCTAATCCCTATGGCCTGTAAAGCTTATATAGATGATTGTAAAACTTCAGACCGTGCTTTAAAACGTATGGGAAACTTCATCCTACAAGAGAAAAATGGAGTAGTAGAATCTGATTTAGCTATGTGGGTAGATAACCTAACAGATAAAAACGATGTACAAGATCAAACCAAAAAAGACACCCTTATATGATAGGTATAATAAAGCTAGAGAAGAAAAGCTACAAGGAAAGATTAACTATATTCCCTTCTATGAATCTTTACCTAGATTCTCAGAAGCCTTTCCTGGTTTAATTCCTAAATCTTCTACAGTAATTGCAGCGAGTAAAGGGACAGGAAAGACAAAACTTACAAAATTTTTAAGTATATTTGTACCCTTCTTTTTTAAAAAGAATAATCCTACATTAGATTTTAACTTCACAGTAATATGGAATAGATTAGAAGAAAGTGAAGAAGAGTTTAAAGATGGATTAATGGTCTTATATCTAGAACAAGTACATAAAAAGAGAGTTACTCTTAATGACTTGAATGGTTATTCTAAAAGGCCTTTAGATAAGGAGATAATAAAGTTAACCTTAAAAGGGGAAGAATGGGTTCAAGAAATAATGTCTCATGTTATTTTAATAGATGAACCTACTCCTGGAGGCTTTTATAGAGCATGTCGTAGAGAATTATATAAGAAGGGTACTGTTTATGTAAAAGGAATAGAATATCCTATCCAAAATGATAACTGGAAAGAAATACCTAAGAACTTTACATATGTACCCAATGATCCTAATCATATAGTGGTACCAGTGTTTGATCATTTAGGTCTTATGAGACCTGAACAAGGTCTTACATGGTATGAGAGTGCAGAGAAATTATCTGCATACTATATTAGACGACGTTTATCATTGATATTTCAGACTTCTCCCATTTTAGTCCAGCAACGGGAGGCAGCATCTCAAACTACTGCCTACAACTATAAGGGAGGACAAATACTTCATAAAATTGAACCTAAGATTACAGACTTAGGTAAGATTAAAGTAACAGCAGATGATGCCTTAACGGTTATCATGTTATTTAACCCTGCTAGATATGAAGTAGATGATTATAGAGGTTATGATATCAATAAACTAGGGCATAATCAAAGAATCCTATTTGTAAGAAAGAATCGTAGAGGAAAAGAAGGACTAATACTACCTTTAGAATTTGATGGCTTGACAGGCATGTTTAAAGAATTACCAAAAGCTAATTCACCTGAAATGCAAGCTGTCTATAATAAATATTAAATGGAACTACCTACAAAACTTGTTAAAGCGAAGAGCGTGAATCCAGCCACTATGTTGATCTATGCACCTCCTAAATTAGGAAAGAGTACTATCATGGCATTATTAACTGAGAAGTATCCAAATTCTTTAATTATTTCCAATGAACCGAATGGTTATAATTTTTTAGATGCTATCGTTAAAGAAGCCTTGGATCCTGCAACATTTAGGAGTGTTATAGCAGCTATTGAAGAAAGAAATAAGACACAAAAACTTGAGTATCTAATTGTTGATACAGTAACCCAGATGGATAGTTGGAGTGAAATAGTGGGTACTTTAAGATACATGGAAACATCTCAAGGGAAAAAATTCAATAGAATTGGAAAAATAGCAGGTGGAAAGAAAATTTCACCTAATAGTACTAATTTTGAGACAGTGCATGATATACCTCAAGGCTATGGATATAAACATTCAAGAGCAGTTATGATTGATTGGTTTGATCAATTAAGTAGATTAGCTGATCATGTTATATTTGTAGCGCACGTAAAAGATAAATTAGTATCATCTACTTTAGGAGAGTCTATTACTGCTACAACTATTAATTTAACTGGTAAAGTTAAAGACTTGTATTGTGCGAAAGTAGATGCTATTGCTATGTTAGTAACAGGCGAAGATACCTCAGAACGATATTTGTCCTTTCAAGCAAAGGATGATATTAAATTTATGGGCAGTCGTGCTCCTCACCTAAAAGGAAAAATCCTTATTTCAAAAGAGACTGAAAAAGAGGTTGAAGCGTATTGGGATAATATTTTCATCTAAAATTATATATATTTATGTTTTCAATTTCAGAAATGAGAGATCCGTTTGCAAAACAGAAAGCAGTTAACCCTTATGAAGGGCTTAACATGTTAACCTTACATCCTATCCAAGGAAAAGGTAAAGCGCGAATGGAACTATCTCCAAGTGTTATCGAAGCTATGCAGTTAGATTTAACTGACAAAACTAATCGAGTAATGATTAGTTTAGTTACTGATAAGACTAACTTAGCCTTATATCTTAAAGATATGGGGAGTAAGTCAGCATGGGTTCATGGAAATAGATGTTTTTCTTCAAAAGACATTTATAACCTTATATGTGATACATACGATTGTAACAAAAATGAGTTTACTAGGTTTACTTTAAACGAGATATCTCAGGGTAATGTTAAAGTATGGCAAATCTTACCTTTAGTAGAAGTTCCAGAAACTTCAGTAACTTCAGAAGAAACTCCAGAAGAAGTTGAAGGTTTCAATACTAATGAAAATCCTATGTCTACGTTTAAAGTACGTGTTACTGCTGAAGAAACTCAAGAAGCTATTGATAATCAAAATGATCAGGATGATTTAGTAGATCAAGCCCTAGCAAATATTGTCAATAGTTACTAATAGGTTTAACCTCAAGAAACCTATTATTCACTTTAAAAAAATAATTAATGTCAGATTCAATTTTCAACACGACTCCTAAAGACACTACTTACGTGTCTAATCGTTTAGGAGCTGGAGGTCATCTTGTGACTATTCGAGATATCAAGTACGGAGTATCTAGTACAGATAAACCTTACATGAGAATAATTGTTACAGGTGGAAAGACTGTAAGTGAGTATCATGACTATGAAGGAGTAAATACTAATGAACAAGCAACATCGTTTGATTTGTATCTAACCGAAGCGGCTTGGAATAATGCAACAGCACAAGTATTGCTCAGACTAGCAGAAAAGACAAATAATCAAAAATATTTGTCTTTGGGTAATTTAGGTAATGATGCTCAAGAGTTAGTTAGTATTCTTAAACCTTTGTTTATAAATACTCAATTTACACTATCTTTAACAGGGGTAGCTAAATACACCCTTAAAAAAGATAAATCTGATTACTACCGTAATGTTTATGCGGAATTTGATGCTTACTTAAGTAAAGGGCTCGCTGCTCCTCATGCAATTGAAGCAGCAGAAGCGGCTCAACGAGTACATGATTACTGGGAGAAATATTATATCCCAGTAAAAGATGCTGGACAACCGCCTTTACCTGAAATAGTAGAAGAGTACGAAGAAGAAGTAGAAGAAAACGGTGCTAATAAATGGTAGATTAAATTTGTTTAAAATTTTTTAGTGAGAGGGTTGGATTTTCCAGCCCTCTTCTTTATATTGTATTATGTATCACACAAAAGTCCTATCTACAATTAATTTCAAAGAATTATTACAGAATATTAACCAAGAAGATGCTTTTACTTGGTTCTTAAATGAGGATATTAGTGGATACTTTAGGAATCCTTATAGAGACGATAGTAAACCTGGTTGTTATTTAGAATGGAGTGGTGATCTTTTATTAATGTGGGATTGGGGGGACTCTAATTTTAAAGGTAAATCTATTTTACAAGTAATTAGTTATGTTCATAACTTAAATTATAGAGATGCTGCTAAGTATCTTTATAATAATTTTGTATTAAATAGAACAATGAATAAACCCTCACATACCCGAACTATAAGAGAAAAAGGTACATTTAAGAAACTTATATTTCCTACTTCTAGAGCCTGGAGATTAGAGGATAAAGAGTATTGGTCTCAATACTACATAAGTAAAGCAGATCTTGAATTAGATAAAATTATACCTATCTCATGGTATTATACTAATAGTTCTAAGAATCCTGAAGAATTTTTCCCCATTCGTCCTAAACATCCTACTTATGGTATTCCTATACAGGATCGTTGGAAAATTTATACTCCCATAGGTAAAGTATTTGATACCAATCAACAATGGTACGATATAGGAGGACTACAACCTTTTAATGATGATTCTTATATCATTATCACAAAGTCTTTTAAAGATTATAGAGTATTAGCTACTCAAGGATATAACGCTCGTTATATTTTATGTGAAACAGTAAGAATTAACCCTAAATTTTTAAAATATATAACCAAAGAGTTTAAACGTGTATATTATTTAATGGACAATGATATAGAAGGTATAAAAGCCTGTGAAAGATTAGTTATGGAATCTGAAGAAATAACTGGTCTAAAAATATTTAAAGGTATTTATTATCCTGTCCACTTACCTAAGGATTCTGCTGATGTGATTAAACAATTCGGTGAGTCTAGTTTTAATCATATCTTAGAAGAATTACTTATTTAAATCTCTAATCTTATGTTTGTTAAAAATTTTCAAGCATGTCCATGCGGCAAGCTTAATGGATGTATCACTGTGAGGGAAATGCATAAATGTAGCAATATGGAAATTAGCAAGGAAGTAGGCTTCTATGTTAAAGAAGATGGAACCAAACAATTTTTCGTAACAAAACCTTCTACTATAAATCATGATGTAGAAGAAAAAATAATCAATTATGACTAATGAATCCAACTAAAGTTATACATCCCTCATGGGAGCTCCCCTTACATCTTTTAGATAAATTTAAAGCGGTAAGTCAAAAGATACCTATAAACCCTGAACTTAAACATTTGTTCAGGGTTTTTTCTTTGGATATTATGCATACTAAAGTAGTAATGATAGGACTATCTCCTTACCAGAAAATAGGTGAAGAACGTAGGGCAAATGGACTCGCTTTTGGCAGTGAGGTAGATACACCTAGTCTCCAGATTATTAGACAAGCATTATGGAAATCCTATCATGAAATAGCGATTGAAGAATATTTTGACAATACTATGGAATATTGGCATAATCAAGGTATTCTTATGTTAAATGCTAGTCTAAGTGTACCTAGAACTAAGAGATATGGGACACCTAAAGATCATCTTCCTTTATGGAATATGTTTATAAGAGAAGTTCTAAAAGACTTACTTACTGTTAATCCTATACCTATATGGTTTATGGGTAACGAAGCTAAAGCATTAAAGACTGCTTGTAAAGGGTCTCCTTTATTGCTTGAAAGTTGTCATCCAGTGGCAACTGCATATCAGCGTAAGAAATATCATTATAATGACAATAAAATTCCTGCGCATTTAAATTTTACGTTAACTGAAAACTTCAAACGCCTTGATAAATATTTTATTAAGCTGAACGGAGAGCCATTAAAATGGTTAAATTATGAAGGAAATTAAATATTATACTCATGCAGGCAGATTTCACTGTGATGAAATTACTGCATATGTAATTCTGTCTTTAATATATCCAGATGTTACATTAATTAGATTGACTGATATTTCTACTATTCCTAATGATGGAATAGTGGGGGATATAGGACGTAATTATGATCCAAAACTAAAGCACTTTGATCATCATCAAGGCTTTTTAACTAGAAAAGATACATATCCTTATGCTACTGCTGGACTTGTTTGGAAGCACTATGGCAACGCAGTTATTTCTAAATATTTAGAGGTAGATATAGTTACAAAGCATGGAGAACAGATTTGGAAATATGTAGATGAGAATTTTATAAAGGCTATAGATGCAAATGATAGTGATAATACTTATAAAGTAAGTGCAGAATGTAGTGCTGGCAATGTAAATGTATTAACACTACCTAAAATAGTTACAATGTTTAATGATAAGGAAGTGAATAATCATCCCAGTCAACAGACTAACTTTTTAGGTGCTGCACATCTTATAGGAAAGTTGTTATTAAACTACATTGATAAAGGGGCTAACGAAGTATTAGCAAGAGAAAAATTTGATGCACTATCAATTATTCAAGGAAGTATCTGTGTATTGATAGAAAATATTCCTTGGTACTCTATTATTCATGAGAGACCAGAAATAAACTTTGTAATAGAACCTTCTTCTCATCCTGGTAGTAAATATTCATTGACAGCAGTACCTAAAGAATTTGGTTCTAGAGAGGTTAAATGTCCATTAGAAAGACCTGAATGGTTTAAGGACTTTATCCACCAAGGTAAATGGATAGCTGGAAGTGACTCTTTGCAAATGTTAAGTAAATTAGCCAAATATAATGACAGAAAAACAAATGAAAGCCCTAAAAAAGGGCAATAAAAAAAGAATATATAATGCCTTGGTAAGAAAGGTAAAAAATCTTAAAACATATCAAGATGTTATGACTTTTGACGAACGTAAAAATATGAATCGAATAGAAGTAATAATGTCTTATAATCAAACTTACGGACAATGAATATCCATCAGTTATTGGCAGTGCCAGTACCAGAGAAAACTGCCTCCTATACGCCTATCTCTCATAAAACATTACTATCTATTACTAGAAAAGCAATAGAGTATAAGGGGTATGGGTGGACATTTACGTTTAACACAGGTAGAAGGGGTCAGGAAATGGTAGGTACGTTTGTTATAGGTAAAGGACAATTTAGACGAATGGTTTCAGTCATGAATTCTTACAATAAACAATTACGTGTAGGTGTAAGTTCAGGAGTAGAAACCTTTGTATGTAGGAATGGTTGTTTGTTTGGAGATACAGTATATCTCCATAAACATACAGGAGATATTGACAAGCAACTAGGAGAAGTAGTTAATAACCAACTACGTAAACTAGATGATGACTTTCATAATAACATGGTGTGGTTTAAATCACTAAAGAAGGTGACTTTAAAGACGAAGAAGATGAAAAAGCTTGCTAGTCAGTTATTAGAAGATGACATCCTTAAGCCTAGAATGTTTAAAGTACTACAGAAAGAGATTCTTAAGCCCTCTTTTGATTATGGGTCATCTGGTACGGCTTATCAGTTTTATCAACATTGTACTCATGCTATCAAAAAGGCAAGACCTGATATGTATGTGAAACTACACAAACAATTAATACAATTTACGAATGAGATTACAACAAATCAAGACGCATGATAATTTAGGTGTATTACCTGGAGAAGATTTTAAAGTAGTCTTAACGCCTCATATGATACAAAAGGTAATAAGCTCTACTATCAATGATTATAGTGATGTAAAAGGCAGTATAGTAAGAGAATGTGTATCTAATTCATTCGATGCAGAATTAGCTATGCAAGAAGCTTTAACATTATCTAAGTTTGGCTTTAATCCACTTGAGTGTGTAGAAGTTTATGATAAATTTCAAGTGTATGTAATCTTAAGAGAACGAGGTTTAAAAGAGGATGATGAAGATTATACTTTATATATTACGTATAAAGAATATCTTGAATCAAGGGTAGATATACATCGTTTAGAAAAGCATTTAAATACTGTTGAAGTAGCGATAAAAGAACCTATTGTTCTTGAATTAGGTAATGATTTTATCCAGTTTAAAGACTATGGTATAGGCCTTAGTCCTGAACGAGTACGATTTATCTACACTTCCTTATTTGTATCTACTAAAACTAATTCCAATAATAAAATTGGGGCCTTTGGTAGAGGTGCAAAATCTCCATATGCATATAGTGACTCCTTTGAAGTTACTACTATATTTAATAATACTAAATATTATTATTTAATGACTTATGGAGATTCTGGGATTCCTAGAATGGAATTATTGAATAAAGAATCCACCAAAGAAAGTAATGGAACTACTGTAGAAATTCCTATTAAAAAATCAGGAGCACATTACAGAGAAGTAGAGAAAGAAAGAGAAGAATGGAAACGAGCAATAACGTTTCAAACTAGATACTTTGAAAATATTTATCTAATAGGAGTATTTGGTAATGGTACTAAAATACATAAAGGTAAATATTATAGCTATGTAGAAGGCAATACTCATGATACTATTCAATTACTATTAGGGCAAGTGCCTTATAATGTAGATTGGAGTCTATTAGGAGTTAAAAAAATACAAGTCCCTATTGCATTAAATTTTGAGATAGGAGAATTACAACCTACCCCAAATAGGGAAGGTATTATCTTAGATAAACATGCTAAGAAGATAATTCTGAAACGATTAAAAGATGCTGCTACAGAATTAATAGTGAAGAGTAATAAGCAAAGACATCTAATGAAAGACTTAAAAGAGTATATAGCTCAAAAAAAGAGTCTTAATATAAAATTTGAAAGAGTTATTTATTTACATACTCTTCATGAGTATTCTAGAGTTAAAGTAACACCTGTTACTTACAGCAAATTACCTTCTTTTACTAAAACTATTTTTCCTAGAGGAATGTTTAACCGTTTACAAGTCTATCAAAAGATTACAAAAAAGATTAGTAAGTATAATATAGAGTATAATTATCTTTTGAACATTAATGATACTACACCTATTTATTTAAAAAATGGTAGAAGTATTACTAAGAATAATGTATATTTAGCTGATAAGTATACGGTTGTTTATTTATTAAAAGTGTCAGATTTTAAGTTAAAGGATTGGGTAAATTTTTTAGAACTTAAAAATTATCCTAATAAACTAGAGAAAGATGGGTCTACATGGAGACGTATGATACAAGAGTATTTAGATTTTGAAAAGGAGTACATTACATTTCCTAGTTATGATAACTTAGTAGTGCCTAAAACTTATACACCAGTCAAAAGAAATGCTCTACAAGACACAGAAATACGTGTACACAAACTACGTAAAGCAGGATCTACTTATAATGATACAAGTACCTTTGACACTACTACTATAGATAAAGATGATTTGAAACTTAAGAAATTTATTTACTCGTCGTATCAAGACGAGAAACAACTTAAGGTATTAACACCTTTATTAAATAAATTTACTATAGTTAGTGTTCCAAAAAGAAGTTTAGCATTATTTGCAAACCATACGCACATCTCCAAAGTATTTAGCTTGGACGAAGTTAAAGAAATATATACAACTGTTTATATTTATCATTTATTTAGGAAGTATCAATATATCTTTCAAAATAAGGCCTTTTTAATGACAGTTTCACCTAGTATACATAAAACATTTGCAAAAGTACAGTCGTATGCAAAGAACGACAATTATGTTCTTTTAGGAGAATTTCAGAAACAATATGAAAAGTGTAGAGATAAAAAGGATTGGAGTCCTGCTATAAAAAAGGATTTAATAGAACTAGAAAAGTTAGTACGTAAATTTGAGTATCTAAAATTTTTTAAAACTACTTATATGTATCCAGGAGGTAGTCAAATACCTACGGAAAGCTATAAGTTAGCAAAACACATTTATGATGAAGGACTTATTTGGTAAAACAATTGAGGCTGGAGATACTGTTATACGTCCTGTTTTCTCAGAACTAGAAATGGTCAAGGTTATAAGGACAATAGATTCTTCAGGGACACTTGTACTTCAGCGACAAGATAAATATTCAGTAACGCTTCCCAGAGAAGTCTGGGATCAAAAGGATATACCTACAAAAGGTAGCTATGTATCTTGGTTTATACAACAAAAGTACACAAAAAGATTTGGCGATCTTACATTAGAACACCAAGAACTTATTAAGCCTTTATATTGGCGTGCAACACCTGTATACCATAAGAAAGAGCATTATAATATAATTAAATGTTAATATATCGCAATGGAATTTCCATATTTTTGGATTCCAAAAAACAGTGTCATACGACTACAGACTTAAGTAAGACAGAATTTAAGAAGCTTCAAAAGAAATTCAAGAAAGGAAAAGTGGAGGAAGCATGGGTTCTAAGGCGTTTTAAAGTAGACGCCAATTTAGACTTGTTTGAAGAAGCTCGAAATTCACATCATTTTACAATTAATGATGATGGGTCTATATATCGTAAGGGTATAGATTTAAGTATACCTGAATCGTTGTTAAGAGAGTATCTAACAGCAGGTAAGAAGCGCTTTAAAGCCTTAGATAATTTCTGGAAATGGTGTGCCTTAAATCCTAATCCAGAAGCAAGAGATTCTTTATTTGAATATTTAACAAGTCAGAAGTTAAATATTACGAATACAGGCATGTTAATTACATATCGTAATGTTAATATAGCTGTGCCTGGAGATAAAAAATTACACGATTACGTAGTGAAACACTATTTGCTCATAAACAATATGTGGAAGAAAGACCCTCAGGAGTATGTAGTGTGTGAGGTAGACGGAGAATATGAGTTAAAGAAGGGCCTAAAGTATGATAGAAGTAATAGTTCCATTAAAGTACTAGGTACATTGGACTACTGCTATAAGAATTTACATCTATTAACGAGTACTACATATACAGATGCGCATACTGGTAAAGAGATTTACAAAATAGGCATAGAAACTAGAATGCCTAGAGAACAATGTGATCCTAATAGTAGTAATTCGTGTAGTGTAGGATTTCACAGTGGTAATAAACAATTTGTACGTAAAGGCTCATTTGGAAATGAAGGAATCTTGGTTCTCATAAATCCAAAAGATGTAGTAGCAGTACCTGTACATAATGTTAATAAGATGCGTTCTTGTGCTTTCTTTCCTATAGGAATATTAGAATGGGAAGGATCAGAAATTATTGAACCATCTGTAGATGTATTTCAAGATGTTTATACAGATATTTCTTTAGAGACATTAAACTATGAATTATCTGAACTAGACTTAGCAGAGTTTAGACTTCATACGTTTTCTAGAAAAAGTATAAATACTGCACAGAAAGTATTCAGAAGTGAAATGAAAAAAGTTTTAAAGAATAAAGTAATACGATGAATTACGAAAAAAACTTACTTGACTTTTATGTAAAATATAAAGGTCAGTATGAAGTAAATGACGTTTTATGGTACTCTAATATGAGTACCATAATTCGTTCTAATGGTGGGGATTTTAGAAGAAATTGTGCTATCTTCGCTTTGATGTCTATTAATACAAGCTTAACTTCCAATATAAAAAAGTTTGACCATTATATAGAGACAGGAGAGTTTAGAGGCTTATTTCCAGATAAATTTATTAAAATACAAAAAGCTAAATCTGAAGAAGATTTGCTTACTGCTTTGAATGGAAATAAGGTAAAAAATTTCTTTATGAACTTATATAATCCTGTAGACCCTAAATACGTAACCATAGATCGTTGGGCATATCGTGTCGCAGGATTTCAAGGGAAACCTACTAACAAACGTTATATTGAAATAGCTAACGCATACAAGACAGCTTCTAATAAACTAGGGCTTTTACCTAATCAGTTACAGAGTTGTACTTGGTGTGCTATAAGAAAAATATGAACCACTATTATTCAGTTGATGCTTTAAACTTTTCATTTCTTAAATTCTTTTTGAATGCTGATCCTTTTTACTCCATATCTCAATGGGAGCAAAATAAAGATAATTCACGTCTTTATTTTGAAGAAAGAGAACATTTAAATAGAGGTAGTTTATTAGATTGTTTAGTAACTACCCCTGAATTATATGATGACTATTATTCTGATAAGATAATAGAGAAGAAACCACCTGATAAATTAAAATCAGTTATCAAATATTTATTTGATACTAGACAAAGTGATTTAATGTATGATTTAGATGACGAAACTATTCTAAGCGCATTAGATAACGAAGAATTTTACCATAGTAATCGTAAAGAAAATGGTAAATTAGAAGCAGGTGGTAGAGATGAAGAATGGAGAATACAACAAGTATTTAACTGGGAAGATTATTGGGAGTTTCTATATGAAACTAAAGGAAAAACATTACTTAGTAGAGATGAAATAGATTTAGCTTTAAAAGGCTATAATCATATTATGGAAAAATATGAAACTATTATCAATAACTCTCATAAGCAAGTAGCTATTTATCAAAAGATGTTTGGCTTTTCTTGTAAGGGACTGTTAGATTTGCTATATGAACATAATGGTAAACTTCATGTAATAGACCTAAAATCTACTAGTGAACCTTTATATAAGATTCCATATTTATTAAAGGATAAGAAATGGGTATTTCAAGTAGTTTGGTATTCTTTACTATTAAAAAAGAAATATCCAGAACAAACAGTAGGGAATCCTTCCCTATTGATCAGTTCTACTACTGATCTTGCTAATCCTCAATTAGTGACTATTTCAACAAAGGATTTAATGATAGCCTTATCAGGTAATGAAAAGACTCCAGGCATTATTGGAGCTATAGAAAATTATAAAGCGTATTTAAATGGGAAACGATTTAAATACGATAAGTCTAATTTATGGAAGTAAATAAAACCCATCAATATCTGTTACCCTGTATTACACAGACAGATATTATCAAAAAAATTAAAAAGATAATTAGAGCGCAAGGAGGTATTATAGGCCTTGGTATTTGGGATACCAAGAAAGAATATGTGCCTAATTCCATTTATTTGTTAATTTATGTGAAACAATTAGCAGTAGGGGAATTTGAACACTTACAAAAGTCTATACAAGAAGACCCTCAGTATATAGATGATTATCTTTATGGAGACTACTTAAATGATTATCTCCACATGTTTGTAATCAGATGTCCATACCCAGAAGCATATAAAGAATTTTTAGCTTCTAGGTATAGTAAAATGTTTGATGAAGAGATGACTAAAAAGATTTATCCCCCTCAAACTAGAGACACACTAAAATACATTAATACAGCTAGAAAAGCTATTCTTAAAGATCCTAAATTAAAAGAACAACTTGAACGTAATTTCAAAGTTACTTTTGAAGATTCTTATGAACTTGATTCTCGTATTGAGTTTGAGAATGAAATCTTTAATTATGTTGAAGGCTGTGAACAAACAATCATAGGAACCCCTGTTTAGGGGTTCTTTTTACTTTAAATAACATGGCAGATAATATAACACCAATGCAGTTTCTAGATGAGACTGTGAAATACTATAAAACACATAAAAGAGGTATAAAAATTGATCCTAGTATGTCTGTATCAGGACCGGTATGTACATATTTTTATCGTAATAAAGTATGTGCAGTAGGACGTTGTTTAATAAATCCAAAAAGGTTTAAAAGCAATCAAGGAGATGTTTATGACTTATTTAGCACGTATCCTAAGGAACATATTCTTAAACCTGAATATGTACATTTATCTACAGGTGTATTAGAGATTATACAAGATTTGCATGATAGAAATATATTTTGGATACCTACAAAAAGAGGTAATAAACTTAGTGAACTAGGTGTAATTCATTATGAAACATTAAAAAAAACATTTGAATCCTATGAAGCTTAACTTATATAAGTATAGAATAGCTTATGATGTTGATGGAGTACTATTAAACTTTTGGAAGGCAGCTAGTAAGGAAGCAGGATTTCCAAGTGTTAGATTTGTTTCATCCTGGATGATTTCTAAGAAATGGTTTTCTGATGTATGGAATAAGATAAAGAAAGATAAAGACTTTTGGAGTACTCTTCCTATACTTAATTTTCCTAGTGATATTTCTACACATGTTACAATGTATATTACTGCAATGCCTAAGTTGATGGAAAAAGCTAGAATTTATAATTTGTTTGTATATCATTCGTTTCCTAGAGCCCCTGTTGTAGTGTCTTACGATAAACTAGCAGCAGTAATAGAAAATGATATCGACTTTATAATAGATGATAAAGAAGCTACTGTACGTTTGATAAATGATGCATATGACCGTGGGGAAACAAAATGTAGGGCATTAAAATATTGTCCCTATTATTTAGATGAAGAACCTACTATATGGGATTTACATGATCTTAGTAAAGTAGGAGAAAAATTACAAGAGCTAAAATGGATATAAAAGAAAGACTAGTGAAGAACATACCAGCTTTAGAAACTCTTCCTGATTCACTATTAGATTTACTAGTTAATGAAATAGATTTAATAATTCAAGAGGAGATTTCTAAACTTAATAATGAAAGATTTATTTAATACAACTATTATGCCTAGAGAAGCAATAAAATGTTATGAATATTATCCTGATGGAAAAAAAGTTAGAACGTTTAAGTCTTTAGCAGAAGTACGAAAAGAACATTACTCAAGTATAAAAGGTAAGCACCCTATATTTGATTCACGTCAGTATAGAGATTTTCCTATTTTTAAAATACTTCCTAATGGAAATGTACTATTTAAGGTGGTAGCAGGAAGAGATAAAGCTAAATATGCTTATAAGCTACATAATAGCGATCTATTATTTCTACCAAATGAACAAGGGCAGCGACTTCAAATGCTTAATCTACAGCATGAAGTAATAGCAGAATTTGCTAGTTTTAGAATAGCATATAAAATCTTAAAGATACCTCAAGCTACTATTTGGGGATCATTACAAGGAACGTCTACGCCTAAGAATGACTTTTACTTTAAATATAAAGAGTTTTAAACACTATTTACAATGAGTGAACTAAGAAATAAAAAGATGCAAGAAATAACATTAGTCTCACTGAGTAGTCCTAAAGGAGGAGGAAAGGACTTGGTATGTAAGATTATCCAGATGATAGAAGCTTGGAAACATAGTAGTAAAACTTTTCAAGATGATTATATAGATATGGAAGACTATATTGTTACCAATATAGATGATCCTACATACATTAATTATTCTTCTTCTTGGGTGAATAGAAAGTTTGCTAAACAACTTAAGCAAATGTTGGCTATTCTACTAGGGATTCATCCTGAACAACTAGAAGATAGAGTATATAAGGATACTCCATTACCTACTGAATGGGATTTATGGGAAGTGAAATACAAAAAAGAAAAAGGAACTCATATATTTACTAAATATTTTACCTATGAATCAGACATTGAGGATTGGAGCTTTGAAACTGGAAATTACATTCAAACACAAGAGAAAATATCTAGTACTCCTAGATTGCTTATGCAGTTAATTGGCACAGAGGCCATTAGAATAGGACTGCATAAGAATGCATGGGTAAATGCTCTATTTTCAGATTATATTCCTAGAGATAAAGGAGTAATTTTTAATCGTGAAGATATGAGTGTAGGTAGTGCATACTCACATAAAGAATGCAGTGGATGTAAAAAATCTTTTACTGGATTTAAAAGAGCTAGATACTGTAACAAGTGTATTAAAGATGAATCATTACAGATATATCCTAAATGGATTATCACAGATACTAGATTTGAGAATGAATTTCAAGCTGTTAAAGCTAGAGGTGGTATTACTGTAAGAATAGACGCATCTAAGAGATTAGATACTCTTAGAGTAGCTAAAGCAGAAAGGCTTGCACAAATAGAGCTAATGGAAGATTCTGATGATATATTTTATCAGAGTTCTGATGGAGATTTTCATCTAATGAATAAATCTTATCAAGAAAAATACACAAAGTTGTATAACAAGTATTTCAATGAATTAGAAGATACACATGCTTCTGAAAATGAATGGAAGACTTTTGGATTTGATTACACTATTGATAACAATAAAGATTTAAAACATCTTATTAGTGAATGTTTTGAATTTTACAGACATTATAA